GTTTGTGTTAGTGCATCGCTGGCTATGGAGTCAACACGTCGTTCGGACTGTCACTGGCACTTGTAAGTGCAATAGCAGCCTGATTGGTGTGCGAGCTCCTAAGCTAACAACCTGCATTATGACCGAGGATGCCTACATTAGGGGCACCGATAAGTTAAATGTAGCAGCTGCCTTGACTGGCAGCGGTATTAACTCGAAAGAGTTCGTGCTAGCATCGGCCTTGACGTCTACACGTTTAGGCCGGAGATAGTCAACATGGGGCGGCATATTCCGCCACCTATAGAAAAGAAAGTAAGCATGTTACCTACCACGCTGAACACAAACGAAGTAAAAGATTCGGCAGGCGCAGAAGTTGAATTCACGCGTCTGTCGACCTCTGAACGCGCACTGGTGTTTGCCAAAGTTGGCGAATCACCGGCGTATCCCGTCCGCCTCAAAGTTTCCCATGAGGAGGTGGGGGATGGTACGAACAAGCGACGGCGGTCACTCGTCCGGCTGGATTATAATCTGGCCGGGCAGGTGGACACCGTCAAGGCGAGTCGTATCTCGGTCTATGCTGTTGCGGATATCCCGATCGGGAATCTAACAGCGTTGACTGTTCCAGCCACTGCCATGGCGCATCTGACATCGTTCCTCGCATCTCGCGGGGCATCGACGACGATTCTCTATGACGGTACTGGATGTGGCGCGGAGGCCCTGATCAACGGCAGTTTGTAACTGCGTTGAGTGGAGGTCGGGGGTCCTGGGGGTTCGGCGTAAGCCGGGCCTTCGGGGCTTCCCTTCGTTCCTTATAGTGTAGTAGGTGCGTGCTCTAGGAAAGGATTCCTATATGGACCTTGATAAGAGCCTAGATGAAGTTAAAATCATCGCCGCTCTACTACATGACGTGCAAACGTTGTGCAATGTAGATGCGTTCACCACACGTGCTGCTCGACTGACGGTCAAGTTGATCGCCCGAAGAGTAGAACGGGAAGGTATCGCCTTCTTAACGAAGGTGCTACCACGTCTCGGCAAAGCATTTGATGTAGCTTTGCTCGGTGAGACACCACTACTGGCATCTGACCTCGGCCTCACGCCGATGGAAGGATGTCTATTTCCCAAATTACTTGGGGAACTGTTTAGTAGTGTACTCACTTCTGACGGCATGGTTAATCCAACTCCATGCGTGACTAGTATCGGTTACATACGACAGATCCTCTACTTATTTTATAAGTATGAACTGCCGTACTCGAAGGAGCAAGAACATGAGGTCATCCAATCGTTCGAAAGAACGGAAGATGAGATCAAGGAGTTCGATGATAGGTACAACCAGCTTGCATCGTGTATCGACAACCGAGTTGGTTGTCGACGCGATTGTAAG